AAGAAATCCAAGAAATCCAAGAAATCTACACATCGCAAACGTTAATTCCAGTTCCTGCGTTATCAACAATCATCATTATTAGGATTACTAAATAATAATAAAAAATGTAATATATTATTATTTTTATTGTATGTTATGTTCGTTGTTCACGTTGGAAGATATGGAAAATGACTATGTAATTTCAGGAAACGGTATCAAGATATAATATGTGAGTTTGTGTTTATATCGTTGTCGTCATCGTCGTCATCGTCGTCATCGTCAATAATTATGGGATAAGCATAGCTTGTGGCTCGTTGCAACAGTTGAGTGGCTGTAGTTAAAACACTACCCTGGGTCATCGGCATAGTATCCATAATGCGCGTAATAATTCTCTTCATTATATTCGACGGACCACGTGTAATGGAATAAGAACTCACGCTGTGTTTGCTGTCAATAATATCGTTAATAGTTTCATTTCCGTCGAAGTTTGCAGGATGGTAAAATAGGTTTGGGATTACATTTGTATTATATTTCATCACCGTTTTGTATTGACCGGTTTTTTCGAATGATGAACCACTCTTATACAGAGGAACAGATTCAACTATCTCTCGACCGAACATGGGGTTGTCACCGAAGAAGTTTACTAATTTTGTATCAAGAATACGTCCATAATACCTTCGCTTCGAAGCGCACACGGACTTTGTTGAAAACAAATATAACTTTATATATCCCATCATGTTGTCACGAACGATATTTATGGGATACTTCGTTCCTATTACTTTCCCATTAACGAGGTGTTTTTTATCCTTCAACATGCGGTTTGTGTACTTTAGTACATCTTCGTCGTTCATGAATTTAACGATGTCATTTATTATCTCGTCGCGAATTTCGCTGACATAAAGTTCCTCGAAATAGTCCATGTTGAAATTTGTATTAAAGTAGTACTCGTATAATTTTGGAACACCCCATATCGTGCCCTTCAGGAAGAAGTATACTTTGTAAAGCGCTGCGAGTGATAATTTAGAATTTGTATACGGATTTGTGATATATGTGGGTTCTGGGAAGAAATCATATCTCTGTGTAAGCTTCTTTACGATCATTCGATATAGGTCCTTGCCCCAGAATCTATATATCCGACCCCCCTCAACCAACCCAATAACCTCGTCCGCATTATAGTCGGACAAACTATTCATGCAGAAATCATAATCACAGTCATATTTTTTTGTATACTTTGCGCGACAGATGCCCGCGAATCTATTTAGTGCGTTATAAGCCACGCATGTTTTATGATACAGCTTATTAAACATTTCATTAGATGGGGGGTGTCTAAAACTTTCATAGTTTTGTGTGTAATACGCACCGACCTTTGTTTTGGCGGTTGCAAAACTGTTAATATGTGATAGTTGCATGATAGAACATGTTACAACTCGTTTTACTATCGCACAATACACATCGAATAATATTGTATTATGTGAATGTTTATATGGGATATTACTCCACATATATGGCCATTTTGGTTCACAACCTACTCCGTTTATGGTTCCCTTTTCCGCTATGCTAACAAAGGTCCCTTCGTTTTCATTTCCTGTTTCGTTGTCTTTTTCTTTTCCGTCACTTGAAGACAAACGAATGAGTTCTTGTATTGACATTATTATATATTTATACAACCTCATCATTTGTATGGTTCTTCGTCAATTTTACGATACATATTGTATGTAATGGACAATATATAATCCACCGAAATATGGTTGAATATGTTATATCTTATACGTCACACCATTTACATAAACATTTGACATATGAACAGTCATCACATATAATGGGAAACAAAAATAGATATCCAAATGGGTTAGAAATGTGTCGTGGGTTACTATATCCATGAACCTTTTGTTTTTTACATAGTCTACATACACGCCTACACGGTGACACAGTATAGTTATCTTTATATTCAAGGAGATGTGTTTCACATCGATAATCCCTCATAAATTTGGTTAGATTTATATGTTATACGCATTTTCTATTTATTTCGTTTTCTTCTATCTATTTCATATGTATAGTCATTTTCGGTTAATTTATATCCCCAGTGCTGTAATACTTGTCTTATTTTGGGACTAATATTATTATCATCCCAATCACCTTTTTTCTTGATTATTTGAGTTACCAAAAAACGCATAAATCGCCCTTTATATCCGGCTAATTTTTTCCATCTGGATATTTGTCTGTCATCATCTATGGAACGTTTACCCATGAAGAAATCACAATACCATTCGACCCATCCATATGGATGCTGTTGTTTAATCCATCCTTTTGATTCCCAGAATTCCAAACTTGTCCCAACCCGAACATTATATTTGTTTTTGGTAACATCATATTCTTTACTGGATAGATTTTCTTCTGGTATATTTCCCCACCATTTTTCCGGATATTTTTTATGGATATTTTTCAAGTGTTTATGTAAAACAGATGAATAAATTGGTCTCCAATAGGTTCCACCGAAGCTACCCAACGAAAAAATATCCTTTGGACTTAAATTTGGGTTAAATTCGGGTTGATCCTTGAAATAATATTTTCCATCTCGTTTAATGGGTTTAATAACATTGTCAGACTTCATATTTTTCATGTTTTTTTTTGTCCCCCCGGTTCCGTTTTTTTTAAATCTATCAACGTGTCCATAAAGATATTTCTTTGTTCGAGCCTTTTTAATTTCCTTATCATTTAGTTCCTTAAACGTAGTCGGTGTATTTGACGTTACGCGGATGCTGGGTCTATATACATCATTTTGATACTTATATCCAATTTCGCCTCGCTGATTTTTCCATTTTTCTCGAAACCATCTGGACAACCCCTTCTTCTTTGTTTTTTTCCCCATATATGGTTGTCGTCGTTTTCCATATTTTTTAGTAAATTCGTCTTTATATCTTTTGACTAATAGCCCACTTCGATATGCGCTATGTTTTGGATATTTATTATATATATATTTTTTGGTCTTGTTGTATAATTTTATATCGGTTGGTGACGGTTTAGTTGTCATTACTATATAAAATTATAAAAATAATTTATTTTAATGGACATATAGACTTAAAAGTCGGGCATATAATCGTCGTCTTTACCAGCAACTGTTGTCTCGCTTGTAATGACGCTCTCAATCTTGAGCTCCTTGTCGCTACACTTACCCGAATCCACCACGCCTCTCTTTGTAGAATATATCTTCTCCAATAATTCGGACTTGTTCATAAACTCGGGTGTAATATCATCGAGTTCTTTCATCTTGTTAATGTCGAGAACCACTTGAAAGCTACTGGTTCCAAAGTATCCTTCCTGTCCGCACATAATATTCGATGAAACACCTCGCATATGGTCCAGTTCTCCGTGTCGTGCTGCTCGTAAGAACATCTCAGGAGTTTCTTCGAATGATGCTTTTGCGATAGGTCCAATATCATCGTTGTTAATGCCGTGACGAAAGATAGACGTCATTTTTGTGTTATACGACATTCGGTCACACAACATCGACATGTGATGATAGTTGATGTAGGAATTTTCCTCAAGAACCTCGCTGAACTCGTTGTAAAGCGCCTGTCTCGCTGCCTCCAGACCCAGAACACTATAGACTTCGTTAATATTATTTGTTGTTGTTTTGGTAAAGTCTATGTAGTCGAGAGCAAGAACATCGATGAGGTTTGATCCAACGGTATCGAGAACCCATTTCTCCTTTGTTTCATACTTGTCTTCGACCTTTTCCACTTCATCGATTACCTTTCTCAAAATAACCTTTTTAATATTCTTCACACCGCGTAGCACGATATTGTTCAACATATGTGTCTGGAAATTCTTGACCATGTATATTTCGTCTGACTGATCGAGAGACTTGATAACACCTTTTTTGGACCCGTCCTTCTTCATATGTGATATTCTAATCCTAAATATCAGTTTATCACTATTATAATCGCTGTATACACAACTCACTTCGTCACCATAAACTTTCTTTAAAATAAAGTTAATATCGTCCATGGTGATGTTTTTCTCAAGCATGACTTCTGGGTCCATTTCCAACCGAATTACCCAGTTTGACCGTTCTGCATCTGGGTCGGCTGTTGTACCAGCGCACTCACCGACCATATTTTCAAACTCAACAAATTGGCGCATCATGACATCGTCATCGTGAATTTGACTTGAGTAATCGCTTGGGTCGAAATAAATTTGTGATTTCTTAACGATTTCGGTGAGATTTGTATATTCAACCATTGTTGATATGCTCTGTGCCTTTGTTCGGTCGCGTGAGTCATCCTCTTTAAGGTAGATTGTAATGGACGGGTTTTTTGGGTTGTCTGATAAACTGAGAATTTCTTCGATTCTGGGAACACCCTTGGTAACGGTTGACTTCGATGACACTCCCGCGAAATGAAATGTGTTTAGTGTAAGTTGGGTAGTTGGCTCACCGATGGACTGAGCAGCAATAATGCCGACCATCTCTCCTGGTGCCACAATCGACTGTTTGTAATACTTATGGATGTTTTCCAATAACCACGTCAAAGAATCCTTGTTGAAACGTTTGATATATATAAGGTCGCGTGGGTTCAAATAATAATAATATATTACCTCAAATAATTTTGTAGGTTTGGTTATCTCATTTGAACTCATCTTTCGAAAGTTGGATTCAATCATCACGTATGCTTCGAGTGGTGTGATGTCCACCATAGAATCTTTGGTCGTCTTGAAGTTGTTAATTACGTTATTGATGATATACATAAACCCAACAGGAACATGAACAACGTCTCTGCCCTTATTATTCAATACGTTTTTGACGATGAGGTCGCGGGAATGAATCATGTAATTGATATACTCCTTTATTTTCGAGGAACACTCTTTCTTCTGTTCCCCAAACCGCTTCTTTGCTGACGAGGTATATAGGATAACGTTGTCTGTTGGGATATAAAACATCGAGTATATATCTTCATATGACATCTTTAAGAGGGGGAGTTTTTGGTTCTCAACTTTGACTGTATCAATATTATCATCTCCATACGAAAACTGTACAATCTTCCCCTTACTATTTCGAACTGTGAAATCATACTCCATCTTAAGGTCTTCCATTCCCTTGATAAGTCGGCGCTGAATGTATCCAGTCTGTGATGTCTTAACCGCTGTGTCAATAAGACCCACCCTACCACCCATCGCATGGAAGAAGACTTCTTCGGGAAACAACCCATTAATATATGAATTCTCGACAAATCCGCGTGCGCCAAGAGAATCATCGTATTTCGAAAAGTGAGGTAATGTGCGGTCATCAAACCCGTATGGAATTCTCTTGCCATTTACATTCTGTTGTCCTAAGCATGAAATCATGAAGGATATGTTGAGGTCACTTCCCTTTGATCCAGCCTTTACCATTCTTACGAACCGATTGTCGGAACTAAGACTTTTAAGTCCAACTTTACCGGTTTCTGAAGAGACCTTATTCAAAATATCGTTGATTTGTGTCTCAAATTCCTCTTTATTTGACTTTCCCGAATCGTTTTGAAACACACCCAGTTGAACTTGGTCAAGCAACTGTTTAACTTCTTTTTTTTTCTCAAATATAATCTCGTTAATTTTCTGGGTTGTATCATCGTTGGATATAAGGTCGCTGATTCCAACGCTGAATGATGATGTCTTCATATACTCGGTAACGACATTTTGAAGATCGTCTATAAACTGTGAGCAACGCATATTTCCATAATCATTACACACACGATGGAGAAGTCCATTCGACCCGGAACCAAGTGATCCCTTGTCCAACATACCGCGCTTGTAAACACCGTCAACGATTTCAACAATATTATTAGAAGTGGACGCATCTTCATCGTCGTTAAATGCTCCAGTCTTGCTCCTAACGCTCATTCTGGGTATAATCTGTGACAGTATTTCAAAACTGGTGACGGATCTCTTCTTGAATATATCGGTGTTAATGTGTCGGGACGACATGGTCAGGTTCATGGCATCGCGTGGAGACATCTTCACAGTATCGCGTGTGAAACGGTTCGCCCCCAGTAATGAATCCTGAAAGATACCGACAATACACGCATTATTTGCTGGACTCACTAACTGATATGGCACATGTGCGAGGTTTAATAACTCAACCTCTGACTCAACATCCTGTGGCATATGAAGATTCATTTCATCTCCATCGAAATCGGCATTATATGGTTTTGTGTCGGCTACATTCATTCTAAATGTATCACCGACACTCATAATCTTGACAACGTGACACATCATACTCATCCTATGTAGAGTTGGTTGACGATTAAATAGGATTGCGTCACCATCCATCATGTGGCGATGAACGATGTCGCCATTTCGAACGGTTACCGTATTGAGGTCTGCGTGTCGAAGTGAAATATTCTCTCCATTCTTCTTTTCGAGAATTTTCGCACCCGGGTGAACGTCGGGTCCGTTGCTGATAAGTTTCATTAGGAAATTGCGGTTATTGTCATTTACTACAACTGGTTTTGTGATATTTTTGGCAATCTTCATCGGGACACCCAGTTCTCGAATCGACAAGTTTGGGTCGGCTGTGATGACGGACCGGGCACTATAATCAACACGCTTTCCCATAAGATTTCCTCTAACACGTCCGGTTTTACCATTAAGGCGTTCCTTAATCGACTTTAATGGACGACCCGACCTCTGTGCAACTGGATTAACCCCAGGAACCTTATTATCAATATGGGTGGCTACATAATACTGTAGCATGAGAGCCCAGTCCTCAATTACGTTAGGTGCTGCGGGTGGATTCTGTTGGTCCATGCGTTCCTGTAATATTTTATTGGTTTTTATGATGTTCACAAATATGTGAGTGGTGTCGTCCTCACTTCGCTGTTGAGAATCATGCTTTACAGATGGGCGAATTGCTGGGGGTGAAATGGCAAGAACCTGACAAATCATCCATTCTGGTCGAGACCATACAGGACTATAACCCATATAAGTAATATCCTCGTCGGAAATGCGCCTGAACATTTTAAGAACAAATTCGGGTGTAAGTTTCATAGTAACTGATTCACCATCAGAACTATCCCACTCGGCGGTAAGAGATGAGAGTCCCTCCTTCTTGGTTTTGTTTGGTCGCTTACAACCACATCCATCTTCGGTGTCCTCACCACATCTCTTTACCTTACTTGCGTATGAGAATACTATATCCCATCGTTTTTCGGCGGGGAGGTCGAGTATATGTTTCCACTTGTCTTTATTTAAGAGTAGTTTGCTACACTTGAAACATATACACCTGATAATTTTCATAACGGTATTAAGATATTGAATATAAAACACCGGTTTAGCAAGTTCGATATGACCGAAGTACCCCGGTGTACGAATATAATCAAGTCCATCTGTAGGACATACGAGCCCGGGTTCTAAAACACCCATTCGCGGATCAAATAGTCCCCCTATTTTTGGACGGTTATTTTCATATGTATCTCTATTTGTAATTTCAGCGACAGATGCTTTACGTATCTCATCTGGTGACAGTATGCTAAACTGGACCCCAATAATCTTAGAATGAAGTTGTGTTGTCTTTGTAGAAGATGTCATTTTGTATACAGATTAGATATATTTAGATACTTTTCAATTTTAAATTGGAACATTTATTGATTATGCAAAATTGACATAAAAAACTATATGTCTATATATCAATAAAACAATCATGGCACAGACATCAAAAGATAAATACTCGAGTCGTTCTTCCAATTCCAAGGCTTCATCGCCGTCCAGCAAGACCAAAAAGGATAATGGGTCCCGGCACGACCGAGCATGTGAGTATGGATCAGATGATGATTCTGGTGGAGACGACGATGATGAAATATTTACAGATTCCGACAGAGATGAAGAGGACGCCGCCGACCAAACAAAGTTCAAAGCTCTTATGGCGAAACTATATAAATCAAAAAATATCGAAAATAAGTTAAAGAAAAATGAAAAAAATGAAAAAATAGAGAAGTCATCAAAGGGTGTGAAGTCGGGTGTAAAGTCATCAAAGACAGAGAAGGGCGAAAAGTCATCAAAAGTGAGTAATCACGATACAAGTGATAGCGACGTCGAACCCCATATGACAACTCGTTCTAAAACTGACCGCCGCCCCGATAATAAAAAAAAACCGGTGTCTAAAAAAAAAGGTCGGGGGCGTCATATAGTGGAAACCGAAAGTGATTCTGATGAAGACGATGATGATACTGGCGAATCAAGTGACGACGAAACTGGTCGGGGATTACAGAAATTCAACCTTATATTCACAATTGGTGGAAAGAAGAATGGAACTATTGGTTTATTAGACGACTTTGAAGACGAATATGATGACTCAGATTATGAATCATGTGAATATGATGATGATGAGGATGAGGATGAGGATGAGGATGAGGATGAGGATGAGGATGA